AGCTCTGCGGGATCTACGTCGACTGTGGCACCAGGCAGGCCATAATAATTATCATGCTCTACTTCTACTTTATAATTACGTGGTGCACAAAATTCTTGTAAATACGGAAATAATCCAACAGGTAACTCTTGTGCCTGTGAATTATACAACCTTATTTTGCCGTCCCACACCTTATTACGAAATGCTGGCATATACTTATAGCCAGGAACAAAAAATGAAAAGAAGTCTGTCAGCTCGTTAGCTATTCCCATATCAGTATGCACTGACATTACAGAATGATTCTTCTGACTTACAACTAATTTATCCACCTGCTTCGAACCTTCTCCAATCAATAATATTCTTTATAGTGGAATGTCTCCACTTTAATACATTTATAATCTCAGTAAGTGTCTCGATATAAGTCTTATAGTATGTAATTTTTTCTTCGGATTTTTGTATGTCACTATCAGCATCGTAGTAATAATCCATCTCACCTTTGAGAACCTTTAGTCCTTCAAAAGGATCGAAGTCCCATCCTTCTAACTAAATCTGTTCTCGAGTCATTTTACCATTATAGTATAGCCACTTCTTTTTGAGTAAAGTCTTTTGTGCCATCTCAGCTTTCTTTAACTGAAGACGGGCTATGGACATAAACTCCATATATTTTGCATGTAGTGTTGGGGTTTGTCTGGATGTTTCGTCAAGATTATACTGAGGGATCTCAGAGTCTTTTTTCCACATCTCGAGTACAGTTTCAAGATTCATAATATAACTCCATTATATGGATCTATTTATTTAATTTCAAAGTAGTCAAATTCAAAGGCGAGTGGTACAGTGATATATTGAATATCAGCTCTTGTAGATTCTAATTCTATAGCTCCTATAGATGTTAACCTACTATTTTTATATGTTATTTCTTTATTAAGATTATTCTTACTTGTTAGCGTTATTAGTTTTATATCCATATCTAAAGGCCTTTCAGTGACCTTTCTGTTATGTCTATATAGATCATTAACTTGAATTGTTTCTCTAAGTATATCATACATTTCTGTATAATTTTTTAGATCTTCGTCAATTATCATATTGAATATAACTTCACCAAATTGAAGTCTGTCACCTGGGTGGTGTGTAGCAATTGACTTAAACGGAACTTCAACTCCTGGTAAAGCAACTTCAGGATGGTTCACCGATGTTATAAAATATTCAGTTTGTCTATAGTGCTCTCTGTTAATTACTATTTTAAAACCCGTTGGTTCTAAATAATTCTCTAACTCCAATGCCATTGTATTCTCCTAAACCGCAAAGCTTTCACCGCAACCACATTGCGCGGATGCATTGGGGTTTACAACTTTTAGATATGAACCACCAAGTTCTTCTACATAATCTATCGTACATCCAAATACGAACATCTCTGCCATAGGATCTAACCATAGATTTCCTATAGTAGGTTCTTTATCTGTTGTACCCCATTCATATTGAAAACCTGAACATCCACCACCTTTTACATTTAGCGAAACGTGAGGATCTCCAACTTTTTTCAAATATTCTTCTGCGTTTTCTGTAAGTTTAATCATGTATGTATTTATACAAAAAAAAGGGCGCCGAAGCGCCCTAGTTAGATAGGTTATCCCTATTCTTATGTGTTTAGGATGTTATCCACACGCATAATTCTGTAGTACTGGTTCTGACGAACTGTACCTAGGCCGTTAGATGATCCAGGTGTAAATGGGTTTGATGCAAGACCATATCGTGTCTTGAAACCAATTTTTGGCTGGAATGTATCTTCAGCAACTGCACGCATCATTGTTAATGGTACGTATGGGCAGTAAAAGAGACCTGCGTCGTATGCGTTTGCACCTTTATAGCCAACAGTGATATAATCAACTGTTGCATAAGGGTCGATGTACACTTTCATGCGACCATTCAGAGTACCAGCAAATGTGTTACCTGTATCGTCTACATTCAATGTGTTAGAAGCTAGTACTTGTGAGTAGTCTAACATGCCAGTAGCAGCTAGAGCAGAAGCAACGTCAGATGAACATACCATCACGTTACCTTTACCTCTACGAGTATCTTTTGCAATTTGGTTAGCTTCACGATCGATTTGGATGCCGAGACCTTTAAATTTCTCTGCAGACCAACGACCATCAACATCAGTATCAAGGTCAATTATACCTTTTTTAGTGATCTGAGCTGATTGAGCACCAGGCTTAGCATGCGCGTTGATCACACGAATAATTTCGCGGTTGATCTCAGCAAGAATCTCAGTTGACAAGATGTTTGCCAATTCTGATTCTGCGTCTAAACCGTGGATCGCTTTAAGATCCTGAGCCAACTCTAATGAGTACTCAGCTTTTAGAGCACGTGACTTTGCAGTCACAGTTTGACGCTCAATGCTGAATGCCATTTCTGCAAAGTCTGTTGAACCAGATGATCCAAGAGCTTCAGCAGAGTCTGTTGCCATAGCAGAACCGTGGTTTGGACCAGGCATAGCCGAGTCACCACCGTAGCTTACAAGACCTGAACCGTCAGCACCATCAGCAACGTTATTTGCTGGAGTAGCTTGAGTACCAGAGAACTGTGTATCGGCTTCGTTGTAAAGAGCCTCTGTACCACCTTGTGTTGAGTACTTTGATTTCATTGCAAAGATAAGACCTGTTGGGCCGTTCATAGGCTGTACAGATGCTAAATCATGAGCAATTAGGTTTGGAGCAGCACGACGTACTAGGCTGATCAATACTGGATCCCAGTTATTGATTGAAGCGCCAGTTGCGTTTGTTGGTGCAGCTTCGTTTAGTTGAGCACGCTCTTCAGTAAGAGCTCTCTCAGTATTTTCCAACAGAGCAGCAGTTACCTGCTTTCTGTGGTTGTCTTTAATAGAGCCAGCTGTGTCTTCGTTAAGAACAGGGCCCCATTTTTCGACCAAGTTAGAATAAGATTCCATTTCCTTGGATCTCCCTTATTTATTATAGTTTCTGATTGCTGACAAATATGTCGCCATTGTTTCAGAAACCTCTTGTGTATCAGCTTCCGCATCAACATCAGTTTCTTCTGCAATGGTTGATTCTACAGCTGGCGCTGCAAAATGTGCTTCTTTGACGGTAGCCACTTTCTTAGTGAAAGTTTCTTCGTCGTCGAAATCGATAGATTCGACAAGACCTGCAAGCTTCTCAGCTTGTGTATCAGGAAGATCTTTAGCCGCTTCAGCTACAATAGCTGCACGGGTATAATCTTCTATTGCCTTGGCTTGTTCTAGCGCTTCTTCAGTACGAGCGTTAAGTGCAGTTTCAAGTTCTTCTACCTGCTCAGATAACTCATCGACTAAGTCGACTTTGCTTTCTGGAACTTCGATATAAGACTCTGTAAATACATCTTTCAGCTTGTTCATGAAAGTTTCAGCGATTTCTGTACGTAAGCCAGTTTGAACTGCTAGCTTGTTGTCTTCCATCCACTGATCAACTACGTAGTTTAGATATGAATCAACCTTCTCTACGAGGTCAGATTTTGTTGTTGCAATTTCTTCAGCAAGCTCGTTAGCATAGTTCTCTTCTAAAGATTCGATTTCTTCTGCTAATTTTGCTTTCATTGCTGATTCAAATATGATGGCTGTTTTCTCTTTGAACTCTTCTGATAGAGTTGCTTCAGATTCAACTAATGCATCTAATTCGCCTTGGTAGTCGTATGAAACTTCTGGGTTTTCCATAATTGCTTCATCTGCTACTTCAACGCCTTCGTTGTTCATCATTTTACCATAAGTTGCCATGAGCTGCTTCTTATTCATTTTAGAATAATTTGCATACATTGCTTGCAACATACCTGCTTTAGTTTTCGGCATCGGCACATGTGCGCCCTGCTTAGGTGCTGGCTGTGGAGCCTGTGCTGTTTTACCAGCTGCGCCTTTTACAGATGCGACAGATGCGTCTTCCGCATTTTTTGGGTCGTGAGCTTCTTCCACAACGTCCTCGTCATGGAGATCTGCTTCAGTGACCTGATTTTCTAGATCAGACATGCTATTCTCCTTACATGCTCTTTTGTTTGAGTAACGAGAGGAAATTCTTATACTCACGGACCTGTGTCTCATAGAGATCAGTACGTGGAGCTTGTTTAA